GAATGTTGCCAGTGTGGTATCCATTTACAATTGGAAGAGACAAGTCATTCTCAAAGAATATATCAGGTGATGCATCAGATGGCTCAGTCTCAAATATAATAGTTGAGTCAGCACGGAATACCTCGAACGTAGCAATAATAGTAGACCTTCTATCATTCCTATAAAGTGTACCAGTACAACGAACGGTGCCAGACATAACAAGTGATAACTCATTAGTGACTGTGTTTCTAGCGAATCGATACTTGTTAGTACATGTTGCAGGATCAGAAATAGCAGCAGTTGCTAATCCTGTACTATAGTCATAGGTAGTCGATATATAGTCATTCTGTATTTCGCATCCATCCCCTCCTACATCTTGCATGCCCTGATCTAGAACCACTTGAACATTGTCTCCATTAAACCACTCCACCATGTTGTCATAGTCAGCAGATGCAATCATGGTCTTCTCTAGAGTATATATCCTCTTCTCACAATCACCATTACCCTTACCTACACCAAGTCTTTGGAACTTAAGGTTTATCTTTATTCTACTACCAGCAGGGACAGTATAGTCCTCATATACCCATGCAGGATTAGCAGGATCATATCCAGCTACCCTCTTAGAGTTCATTGGATAAGCTAAAATAGGGTAGTCCCCTCCATTATTCTCATCTACCTGAATAGTTCCTGGTGCTATAATGTCATCCTGAGATTTAACAACAGAGAAGTTATTTGGATTCATCTTTATGTATACCCCAGCAGGGACAGGGATATTTACTGTTGGGTCCAACTCACTTGGTATCTCAATGAATCCCTCTACCTGAGACTCTTTCTCAAGAACAGTAGTGTAAACACAATTCTGTGTAGGCCCATTAGTATCAGCCTTTACAATTAGCCTGTCTCCCTGCTGTACCTTCCTAGCATTCTCGCCCTCAAGCAAGAAGAACACGTTATTAGTTAGCGGATCATTGAAGAATATTGTGCTATATATTGTGTCATAGTTCTCCTCATCAGGCTTAATCACAAACTTATATCGTGTTGCCCAATATGGTGGTCTCTGAGTTGCAGGTATAGTAACCTGTATTGAGTTCTTTGTATCAGATGCTGAGCATGGTACGTGAACAGTATTGTTTGGACTAACTAAAGCAGTTGTTGACCTATTGAAGTCATCCATGTACACGATACCAATCTCATAGCCTCTGTTGCTATGCAAGCTTCTAGGAGAGTTAATCTTCTGATAGAAGGCATTAACATTAGTAAATTCATAGTACTCGTATACGTTTACTGTTGGGGTAGTCGTATTGTTAACATACCTCATTGTAAGCAATTGTATGCCTATGTATGGGCTACCTGGTGATGTGATGATACCTAGACCCTGACCAGCAGATCCAATCCCGCTCTGATATTTAATTAATGCATCTAAGTTCTGTAGTACTGAACAGTTAAACTGGTCTGTAAATGTTGTCCCATTACAAGAGTTTGCTACAGTAGTGACATTAGAAATAGTTCCTATAGCATCTTGAAACTCATCACTACTTGCCAGCTCATATACTGATGAGTAAGCCTTAGGTAGTACAAATGAGAAGTTCAGAGACACACTATTAGTAGTCTCTGTAGGGAATGGAGTATCACCTGAAAACCCCTGATGATCAAAGGTTATATCAAGCGTAATAGAGGCCCCCTCAACGAGTTCAAATGGCATAAGGTCTAATAAAACCACTGAGCCTGGAATCGTCTGAGCACCGCCAAAATTATAGGTGCCTGAGGTAAGATAATTTACTATCTCAGAGTTATCAATCTCATCAGATATTAACTGAGTAGAGTACTCAAGCTTTACAGGATTACTATTAGAATCCACCATGTCATATCCCTCAACATAGTTACCATACATGAGTCTGTTGCCCATGATGGTCTGAGCTTTAGCCAGCAATGGTACGTTGTCGTACAATCTAAGCAGCTCACTTTCAGGAAGAACGGTAAATATCTTGCTGTTCGTAAATGTGTATGTACGGTTTTCATTATTAGTGAATCCAAGGTCAGCCTTGTTAAGCTTCTCAATAACCTTAATCACATTACTATTGGTGTCCTTAAACAATAGGTCAATACCAACTACTAGTGGCCCACCTGTATTGTAAGTTACTCTAGCTGCATTAAACTGATTCTGCATACCATCATTGAGGTAGCTGTTAATGCTAAAGCTAAACTGCTTAGGTTGAAATGCAGGAGCAGACCACTGAGATGTTGCACTGTACTCACCATCCTCATACTCATATCGATACGCAAAGCATATGTACCTGCTCTCTAGGAAGTTATTCTGATCACCCGTGTTTATCAATGTAACACTAGGTGACTGAACCGGTGGCTTCTTAATAACAAGAATAGACTCAGCACTAAACTGGTCTACATCCCCAACAGGATCAGCGTAGTTCTTAAGTATATTTATTACCCTCGGTGGGTTATAGTCATCAGTGAAGAATATTAAGTTGTCAATAATACTTACCCCTGTAATTAGATACTCAGGGTTAAAGTTTAGCGTAGTATTACTACCACCCCCATCGTTGATACTAATCAAGTGGTAGGTCAATATGTTGTTGTACACGTTGAATGACACAATCATATCAAGCTTACCTGTAGCACCTACTGGGAAGTTGGAGTCATGGATAAACCAATAGATAGTCTCGTTGGTGTTGTCCGCTATAGTGCCTATGCATCTAGCCGAAGAACTAAGTAGTGTCCCATCAACATACTTAACTGTAGTTAACTTGCTGTTGCCCTTAGTATTTTCAATGACACCAATCTCAGAGTTTTCAGTAGACCCCATGCGAACATTAAGCGCATCGATATACTCTCCATCAGGAATGAGTCGTTCATCAACGACTTTATTCATTCTCCCAGCTATGAAGTTTCTTGTGATGTTAGTCATATTATTTCAACCACTTGTCCATACCACGTAGATTCATCAATAGTCTACCTGGGTGAATGTTACTCAATCTTATTTTAGAATTTCTTAGAAGAGCAGTCTTCTCTTTTCTTGCACGGTTCACAATGTACTCCTGTACACCAAGCTTAGAGTTTAATATTTCATACGTAATGTACGCATAAATAAATTTTTCAAACAATTTATTTACACTAACACTCGCATCATTCCCATTCTCAAGCCCATCAGATATGTACTCTAATACCACTGATTCGCCATACATGTCTGAGTTGAAGTTAATCACCCCACTCTTAGCATCAATATTAAATGTAGGGTTGAAGTTAGCAGTCTCAGTATTCAATCCATATCTCGCTCCAATTCCATAGTCAAAGTACCAGTTACCGCCCATGTTCCATCCCTCTTGACCATCGTATGGGCTCTGAGGATTTAAGTAGATGCTTCTCTTGATACCCTGTAATCTCTGTAAGTCAATCTCAGAAAACTCAGGAGACAATGCATTGCCCTCGTGGTCAAACAATATCCTTCCGGTATTATCCTGTAGGTACGCATTAGAAGAAAGCACTTGTATGTTCTCAGTTAATGGCCTTAGATACCCATCCTTGTATAGGTTTACCCTAACCCAGTTGACATAGTCAGATGGTAGGATATACTTAAGTGTATCATTTACAGTTAGTTCAAGAACCTTTACCTGCTTGAATGCATCGTAGTTCAGTTCCTGTATTGCTCTCTTGGCATGAAACAAAATCTTATAACGCTCCTCATTATTCACCAATGAGTGGTTGCCAGAGTACATCAACAAGAAGTTATTGACAATGTCCTGTAAGCTAACATACTGATACGATCCCCAGTTTGCATCTACAGGAGCTACCCCGTTATTTTCGTAGTACTTTTCTTGAGTGATGTATGCCATGATTATTGTGATTGTTTTTGTTCTTCAGCTCCACCAAATTGAACTGCCTCAATCTCACGTATAGACATACCGGCATACTGAAGAATTTTTGTAACTAATTTTATCTCATCCTCTATAGGTAGCTCAAAGTCTTGGTATCCTAACCCAGCAGATTGATTGAACACAGGCTCACCATTAGTTAGTGTAGTGAATGTCCACTTAGGGTCCTTTGGATATCTGAAGTAGTTGGCATCCACCTCATTAGGCAAATTAATTGTTGAAGGGTACACAGTAAGTATGCTACCTTCCTGAGTATAAGCAGGGAATGTTTCAGTAGGAGCAGTCAAGTTAGAGTTAATTAGCATCGTAATCTTACCATGAGTTACCTTGTCTGCCTCTCCCTTGAATACTCTAGTTACACCAGACGCATCGTAACAAAGAATCTTATTGATCATGAAGTAATCGAAGCCAGTCGTTGTTAATGATGGAAGATAGAATCTATTTGAAGCTGGAGCCACCTGAGTAAGAGTAGATGTAGTAGCAAACAATTCAATCGCTTCCTCTAAAGTTTTTCTAACATTTGCATAGTCAGTACCTGAAACACGAGCATTCTCTTTGTTAATAGTACTATTATACTCAGAGAAGTACTCCTCAAATAATTCTAGCTGAGCCTGCTTGGCGAACAGGTTGAAGTCAGAAGGGGAGATGTAGCCGTAATTATTCTTGTTCAGAATCGCCAATACGGTATTTCGAACTGAGTTGATCATTCTAGTCTTTTTACAAATATAAACAAAAAAAAAGAGGGTGTTATTACACCC